TATACATATTTAACTGAAAATTAAGTATTAATATACTTAATTATTATATAAAACCATATAAAGAGTTAATTAAATTAATTTAATTACTTGTTTATACTCTTTTTTCGCTATTTTATCTATATATTAATCTTAATATTCATATAAAATCATATAAACTATTAACAATCAGTTAAACTCATTCTGTTTTCCTCATAAAGAATAAGAATAATTCCCATTCTAAGTCCAACAATCTTCTATATATCATAACGGCTTCTCTTTCATTATCGTCTTCATAATCCGTATCCTCATCTGTGCTATCATCTGTGTAATAGTCATAAAGGTCGTCATCACAATTGGATATATCGTCATCGGTATAGTATTCATCGTCGTCGTAATGAATTCCCATATCATATAGTATATATATTCTTTAGAATAAAAAAAGGGATAATAACCCTAAATTATTATATATACTAACAAACAGTTTTTAGACTAAACAACATATACATATATTCTCCTAAATAAGTTCCATAATCTCATCTTCATCATACTCATCACGGTCAAGTGACTTTACAACTTTATCAATTTCACAATAATAAACTATACCTATATCTTTTCTCCTAATCTTTTTTTCAATAATTATAGTTTTATAATATTCTCCATCTAATTCTTTAACCCAACCTTGTTTTATCATCTCAATCTCAAATAATTCAATAATCAACTTTTCATTATTATGATGATGATATATAAACTTGTCGCCGTGCTTACTATTACTGAGATATTCCTCTTTTGTTTGTATATTATATGTATAATATCCACCAACTACATTAATTCCTTTTACACATATTATATCATTACTGGTTCTTGTAACATCAATTCCTCTTTGTCTAAAGTCTTTTTCCATAGCATCTGTTAGTGCTATACTTTCTTTGTTGTTTTCTAATATATGTTTAACATAATTATCATAAGCATATTGTTTTACCCTTTCTTTATCCTCAGTTGAAAGAGTGTTCCATCTATCCTCCTCCTCTTTTTCTTTTATTGCCTCTTTTTTTTTGTTTTCAATATCTATTAATGCTTGTTTCTCTTTTTCTTTTTTGGTTTCAATCTCCTCCTCTTTTTTTATCTCATCTGCTTGAATAATTAACTCATCTAAGTTTAAGTTATACTTTGTAATAATTGCGTCAAGTTTAGGACGAGATAGTTTATCTAAGTTTGTTAATCTCTTTCCTTGTAATTCAAAATGAATTCTAATTGCGTTAATAATAGTAGCATTTGTAATTCGTTTAGACATCTTTAATTAATTAAACTTTATTCTAAGGGTAATATACTCTTTACTAACTAACAAAAATAATTTCAATTTTTTTTATTTTCCTAATTAAACAAGGGTAACTAAAAATTTTATTATACTAACGCATTTTATTATATTTGTTAGTTTGTTTAATTCATAAGACGCTTTACTGTAGTTATAAAATGGGCTATACATATAACATACACTACAAAGATTGTATAAAAAACTATTACATTAAGAATATCAACTGTTTCCATTTGACTTGTTAGTATATCAAAAGAAAAAAGGTTTATACCTTAATTATATTATTGGATAAACATTACATATCATAAACAAAACGCTTAAACAAACTTGGTTTAGTAAATTTACGAACATCGCCGCATCTACCCTTATAATATATTGGGTATGCCTCAATATAGTTTTTTGTAACTTTACTAACTGTGTATTTATGATAAACGCTATCTGTCATAAAACAACCTTGAATTATACTACCACATCTAAACTGAAACTTATTAAAATGTTTTTCTTGAAAGAACTTTGTGTGTTTATTATCTAACTTTTTATATAATTCTTTTATCTCATTCTCAATATCTTTGTTGTTAGTTCGTTGCTTATTATTAATCTTATTATCAAATTCATTATAACATCTTTTCATATTAAAATACCAAGAACTAAACTCAGTTTTAAACTCATAATCCTCAACAATACTAATATTTAAGTCTTTAACATACCATAAGTCTATTCCTCTTTTATTAACAAACTTTTCTACTTTAACTAACAAGTCTTTTAATTCTTTAATATTATCTTTAACTTGAGTAATCTCATTATCCTCATTATACTTTTCAATAAACATATCTGTAAAACGAATAATTAAACTCCATTCTTTAATACCAATCTTTTTTAAAAACGCTTTTATAATCTTTTCATAATCACTATTCTCCGTTGCCTCCAATTGTTTATTAATATCATAATCGTTTTCAAAATGAAAGAACGCTGTATTAAGCATCGCTCCATACTTTAAGAATTCCTTTTTGTTAATAAAAGGACAGCATCTACCTCTAATATCCATCATAGTATTACACTTACACATCTTTAATTAATTAATTGAGTTCTAAGGGGTTATATATCAATTATACTATGACTGAAATTAATTTCAATTTTTTATTTGGTAATTAATTGTTTTCCTAAAAACAACTTATTACATTCAAGAAAACATTATTCCTAAAAACAATTAATTACCAAATAAAAAATTGAAATTAATTTTAGGAATAGTATTATTAGTATCTACTATCCAGTTATATAAGAATAAGAATGAATACTACTACTACTACCGCCAAGAACCAATTACATACTCTTATGGTTGAGATGTTTTCTATGATTGAGGATATGGGAATTCAAGAGGGACAATATCTACAATTCGCAGAGATGTTTAAACAAATGAATATTAATATTAATAGATTGACAGAGATAAAAACAGCCATAACTAACAACGCTTATTATAGACGACACATTGATAATTATACACACATTCAACGACAAAGATTAACCGAGGAACAAAAACGAACTCATCCAGATTATTCATTATGTAATTGTGGTAGATATGAAAAGACTAAACTATTATTAAAACATTATAATACCGCCGTTCATTATCAAGGTCTTCGTAATAGAAAGTATGCTTTGAATACTGAAAGTGATGATGTTATTAACAAACTTATTAGTAGAGAGATTGCTTTACAATCTTTCATTATAAAACATCTTAAAAAACTTGAAACTAACAACAATAATAATAATAATTGAGGATGTGAAAACAACTCACCGTAAATGTTTTTTGAACCTAAGGCTCTCTCTATATAAAAATTATTGATAAAAACCAATAAATTTTTTTCTATGGATAGGTTCTTTGAAATTTGTTAATTCTTCATTTTATTTTCTATACCTCAATTAGGTCAATTTATAATATATATACTAACAAGTCATAAAATTTTTAGTTATCTTGTTTAATTAGGAAAAAATAAAAAATTGAAATTATTTTTGTTAGTTAGGAGTATATAACCTATTAGAATATACTATCCTAAGATGTCTAAATTACAGTTTGTTATTGAATTATATTGCTCGGCGTGTGATAACAACAAAGAATATGAATTAAAAGAGTTTGATAAGATAAAAGTATTACAAGATAGTTTTAAAAACGAATGGAAAGAACAAGATATTTGTATGGAGTGTGCTAAAGAACATCATAGAGAAACTACAAATGGATTGTATAGCGATGAAGAATGCGACAATCAAGAAAAAGAATTATTAAGCAAAGGCTTTACTTATTCTTATGGTAGATGGACTGCTAAAGGCGGAGGAGTTATTATTTCATATCGTATAATTAATGCTATTAAACTTAATAAACTAAGAAACTAACAAACTAATATATTACTTTTTAATCCTCTTATCTCTAAGTGACTTCATATATTGGCGTGCTTCTTCACTTCCTTTTATAAACCTTGGTTTTTTTGTTTGTAACCCAGCACCAACACCAATAGTTTTATTTTGGTCTAATCTATCAAGAATATCATATGAATGCTCCGTTAATGGATTGAGTGTTTCTGCTTTCACTTTTATATCTCTTTTTTTGGAATATTTAGGAAACAATACTTTACGAGCAGATGCGACTGGGGCAAACGCACCACTAACAACATCATTAGAAGAGCGAATATTATATTCGTTTTTTGCTGGTATCTCACCGCTATATGCTGGATTAACATTAATTATCTCTTTTGTATCCGCTCCAAGTTTTCTCGCAAGAACAGCACCTTGACTATGACCTAATGTAGATATATTCTTCTTTCCATACTTACGCTCTGCTTCATCTTGGACTTTTTTACCTTCTCTATATCTTGGTGTTAGTTCATAAGCTCCCAAAGCATAAGCAATATTATTCCCCCAATCGGTTACACCTTGAGTTCCTCTATGGGCTACTACGGCTTCATCTGTAATTGGATTATAATATACTACTGCGGTTGGTGTTGAAAGTTTATCATCTAATTCCCAATCTCCTATCTTTGAAGCTGGTTTGTCTTGATATGACGCATCTAATAATGATTTGATTTCGTTGGGTTTTAAACCTTCTCCTTCCATATCATCTTTCTTTTCTTCATCTTCTTCAATTACTAATTCTATATTTGGTTTTGGATTTGGTCTAAATGGTGGTGCTTCATTTATTCTTTTTGCTTGTAACTTTTCTAACTTTTGTGCGTCTTTTAATTCTTTTTTTGTTCTTCTTAGTGTTTGGGCTGGAGTTTCTCTTTCTCGGCGTTTCTTTAAGTTACTCTCATACTTCAACTTATTCAACGCTTGCTTTTTTTCTTCTTCGCTTGAATATTTGCTTACTCCTTTAGGTCTGCCTCTTGGTCTTTTTGCGGTAGGTGCGGTTAGTGTCTTTCTCGGTTTAGGAGTAATAAATATTTCTTCTTCTTCTTTTTTTTCTAAAATAGGTGGTTCTTCTTCAATTATGAGTTCTACTTTTTTCTTTTGTTTTCTTCCTTTCTTTGCTTTTTGTTCTGCGTTATAGGCTATATTTTTTGGTAATGTTTCTGGTCTGCCTCTTGCTTTATTTGGAACTTCCTTAATTACTGGTTTTTCTGTTGGTTCTTTATCACTTTGTTTTTGAATTTCAGCAATCATTTTTTCTAACTTTGGTCTATCTTTCTTTGCGAATAGACTAATTGGTATGGGGTCTGTTTGATTATCAACATATATAGCACCATCAACAGCCTTTCTTGTTAGTTTGAATGGTGTTCTACCTCCTCTTGTTGATAAATGTCTTTCTTGAGTTAATGGATTGACTAATTTGTAACCCTTTTTTGTTGCTATAGCAAAGTATTCTGGTAATATTAATTCGTCTGTTCCAAATATATCAACATTAATTTTTGGTTCTTTACTAATAGTTTCGGCTTTCTTTGAACTAACATCTTCTTTTTTCATTTGCTTTTTTTCTGCTTTTTTCTTTTGATATTCTACATCTCCTTTTTTTGCTTCTCTTGCGTCTTTCATTTTTTTAGCCCACGCTTTGGCTTCCTCACTTCCTTTTTCAAATCTCGGCATTATATATATTATAAGATAATATTAAAAATTTCATAATTATTCCTTAATATTATTTAATAGGTTTAAAAGGTAGTTGTTTATTTCCTATTTCTGTAATTTCGCTTTCCCAACCTTCTATAATTTCGTCTAAACTATCTATATATTCGTTTAATTTATTTTTATCAAAACTTTTAAGTTCTCCACTATTTTTATAAGAAAGACCTATCCTACTAAGGTCATAATAACTAACCTCACTAAGGTCATAATATAAATTATTTTCATTAACATCTATTCCATTTTTTTCTAATATATCTATTACTTTTTGTTTTAAACCGTTTAATCTATCTCCTATTGTATCTAATTCTTTTTGTAATTTTTTAGATATTTTTAAACCATTTTCATCTATAACATTTTCTAAACTGTATAATAATTGACTATTAAAATCTAAATAGTTTTGGAATAATTCTTCTAATCTATCTTTGTCTTTTTTTGTAAAAGATGGTAAAAACCCTAATATCTCTTTTTTCATATCAAAAGGTAAATCTAATGTTTTTTGTCTAAATTTTGCTTGTTTTACTTTTTCTACTTTTTCTGCCTTTTCCTTAGCTTTTTTGGCTTTATATTTTTCTTTACCTTTTGTTGATGGAGTAATTTGGAATTCTGTTTCGTAATCATCGTATAAAGGTTCTAAATCATCAATAACAAGTGGTGCTACATCTTTCTGTTGTTTTTTTGCTTCTTTTGCTTTTTTCATTTTAAGTCCCCATTCTTTCGCTTCTTTGCTTCCTTTTTCAAATTTAGGCATAATATAATAACAAAATATTATATTATTCATAAAATTCCTTAATTAAACCTTTGTCAAATCAATTCGTTCATTATCTTTTTCAACTATTCTATCAATCCCATCTCCAAAAACATCTATCTCTTTTCTTAACTTTGGGTCTTTGGGTTGAAAAAATTGTTTCAAGATATATTCATTTTTCTTAAAGTCAGCTGACTTATTCAAATCATCAAAGAAAGATAAAAAAGTATCAGTATCATCATACAGATTTTTAGAGCGGTGACTAAAAGCATTAATGTAATGTAAAAAAGCTAAACAATACCAACCACAAGCATTATTCAATGCTGACTGAATATCCTTTGTATTATATGGAAAATGTTCTTTTTTTGTTAGTTGTTTGTATTTATTAATAACATCTTTAGGAGGAGCAACACCAGTAGGGTCAAAATATAGACCCTCTACTATCCCATTAGGATATTTTTGGATTTGAAAGCAAGTCCAATGGCTGCCGCTATTTAATGTTCCATCATCATTATATTCATCTTGAAGATTAACTACATACGATTTATTGTATTCCAACTTTGGTAAGGTA